TTTCTCAGCTACCTCTCCGTCTCCGGGTGAGCGTGCAAGCCAGTGCGCCACAATATTGTCTGTGCCAGATTTTTCTGCCAGCTTGGTAAGCGCCTCGATGTTGAGGGTGCCGCGACGCTGCGCCTCAAACAAAGTTGAGTTGGCGTCCTTAACTTTTGCAAGATGCTGACCAACATCATAGGCGTCTAAGTTGTCTCCAATGCGCACGACGTTCAGACCTTTGGTGTATTCGCCGCCGACGGCTTCCATTAGGTCTGCGACTTCTTCTGTAGTCGCCTCACGCACTACAAGCTGGCCCTCAACCTCTTGAATGGGTTTGTCAGCCAGTGGTGGTAAAACCTTTTTCTCGGCTTCGACGATGCGCTTCTCGTCGGGTATCAGGCGCCTAGCTACACTTTCGACAACATCCTTGAGCCCGGCAACCTGTACGCCTTCAGGCTCAACGTGCGGTGGCAAGTCGCCACTAGCTTCGGCAAGCTCGGACGCAAAGGCCTGCGCCTCTGTCTGTTCTTCGACCGGCTGCTGGAACTCCAAGTCGTGCTGCTCTTCGTCCAGCGCGACCTTGTCAAGTCGTTGCTCTAGGCTGTCCTTAGAGATTGCCATTTGTTTCGCCTTCTATCATGCTGCCAGCTTCCATTAGCGTCAAACCACCAAGGGAAAGCAACGGTATTTTACCAGACATAAAGTCGACAAAAACCTCTTCCTTTGGCCTTCCCAAAGCCTGCGCGGTCACGTCGACGCGCTCATCTATAAGATTGACGACTGTTTTAAGTTCAGACGCAAGACCAGTTCTATCGCCACTGCCAAACCATCCCAGTGATTGCGCCTCTGCTGGGGTCACGCCAAGTTTTTCTGCTGCCAACTTATAAACGTCTGAGAAAATAGCATATTCGGTTTGCATACTTTTCCCGTCAATTTTTTGTGATGCTAACGTATCGTCAATCATAGTCGCCGGGTCTAACGATGACGGGTCATTTTTATATTGCTCTCTAAATTTAGGCAAAATAAATCCCTCTGGAATTGAGCCCGGTTGCACCTCGTTCATTGCGTCTAAGGCTCCCCGCACGGCGTGAGTGTCCACCGTTACGCCCTGCAAATTTCCCATAACATTTTCAGCAAACGTCGCGGGTTTTGGGTTTGTGTCAAAGCTAATCCCTTCTGCGTTTTTGGCGTCTATAAGTATTTTATGAATACCAGACGGGCCAATCATCATTGGGTAGCCCTTCTCGTTAATCCCTGTCCCACCGGGGCCGACAATATCCGTGAGCGATATTCCCCTTGCCTCTTTAGCACTAACCAAAGATGCATTGCGTAAGTTTTGCTCCGTCATAGTCCTTGGACTGGTGGCGGCATAATTCAGGGCAAACTTTTTAAGCTGCTCTCTAGCAACATCCTCTGGCACGCCAAGCTCACGGGCTTTGGCAATAATCGGCCCAGTGTTATAAAAATACTGCGCGGGTGTTCCCAAATAAGGGCGCATACGCTCGGCGAGGCGAGCTGCTATTGCGTCACTGGCAGACACCACGGCAGCAGCTCGCTGACCTTTAGGCAACTTGGCGCCCTCTGGCGCGCGCGGAACTGGCGTTTCTTTTTGGTCTGGCAAGTTTGCTTTATAAGAACTTTCGGAAACATCAAACAAAGGGTTTTGACCTGATGGCTGAGTTCTGTCGCCAACTTTCTTTTGCATCTCTGCCGCACGAAAGTCCAAAATAGTTTTGAGATCATCGTCTGGCAACACCGCCCGCGCCACCTGACCGGCACCAGCGGTCAGCTCGTCTGCCGCCCTTTTGGGGTCGATGCCCGACATAAGGGTTGTGCCCACATTCTCATCTAGCCGCGATTGCGCGCGTTGCCCGGCGCGGTCTATCGCTCTCAAAGCTGGCGGCACTTGGCGTGCGCCTGCGACGGCAGTTGTACCAATACCGCCAAACTCGCCATATGTCCTGCTAACGTCGGCAGCAACCTTTGCTTTGTCGCTGAATACTTCGGGCAAGTTTTCGTCAAAGAATTGTTTGACGCGGCCAGAGCCGTACTGCTCAGACATATCGCTCAATATAGTAAGAGCCTGTGCAACATCGCCCTGATTAAAGTAGTCGACTGCGGCATTGCCAATGGCAGCCAAGTCTCCGGGCAGGCCAACCGTGGCGGCTGTTGCGCCCTGCACCAAACCTGACGCGCCCGCTGCCAAAGCCTCTGGCAGCTCCTCAAGCGCCTCGCCAACAGTGCCCATATCAATGTCGCCCTCTGGCGTTATGGTTACTGGTGGCGGCGGCACCTGTCGAACCAAGAGCATACCATCGTCGTTGCGGTACAACTCTGCCTCGACCCCAACCTCGGCCAGCTCTCTTGATCTCATAAACTCTTCTTTGAAGCTGGTCATTTTTGCGCCGCCTCTAATTCGTCAATGAGTGCCTGAACTTTAGCTTTAATATTTTCAGACGCCTTGTCGCTGGCAATAAATCTTCTAAGGTTTTCAATATTTGGCTCGCCCAGAAATTTTCCTCCCTCTGAGCTTTTTAGTGTTTCAGCCCGTTGCAACAATTCAGCCCTAATTTCCGACACAGGGCGTGACTGGCCTGCAAGATATTCCTCGGCCCACTGCACTCTGTCTAGGCCCGGCTCTTTCTTAATTGCTTGTAGCAGCTTGCTTTGAAATGCTGTCAGCTTTTTTGTTTTTTCTGCTGCGGGGTTCAGGACAATGCCGTCGGGCACCGCAAACTTTTCGCGTGCCATAGCTATAGCAATCTTGTAGTCGTCGTCGCGCTGACTGTTGATAGCATTTAAAAGTGATTTTTGGTCGGGCTGAGAGAGAAACTCTGCATTATCAAGAATGTCCTTTTGAGTAAGGCGCCCATCGAAATGAAGAATTTGCAACCTTGCCAAAGTGTCAGGCACAGTCTTGGTGTCTTGGTAAACCGTCGCGTCCCTTATTTTTTCATAAGTGTCCGGGTCTAGCTGTTTAACCGAAGTCATTTGCTTTTCAAATTCTTCTGTGTCGCCATTTAAGTGGGCAACGTGCGCCAATCTTCCTGCTTCAGAAGCTCGCGCGCCCCTTGTTTTTGCTTGTGCCTCAGAGAACGCAATGCTCGCCTCTTCAAGCTCTGCGGCGGCTTTGCCAGACTTCACCATCATGTTTATTCTTTCGACATCATCCAGTGCCTCGTAAACCAGCTTGATGTTTGGGTCTTCGATTTCGCCGGTCAAGAATTGTTGACTGTGTGCAGGGTCTGCCATCATCCAATCAACAACTTGCGCGCTGATTGCTTCGTCAACCGCGTCGTCAAACTTAGTCAAAGAGCCGTTTCTTTCTGTGGCAGTCAAAAGATGCTGGCCCATAATCTCTTCGCGCTTTGCTGCAATCTGGTCGAACACAGTGCGCACTGTGCCGTCCTCACCTACAGACGCACCCGCTGCCATTATTTCCGGGATGCCCTCAATAATGCTTTGCGACGTTTCAAACTGCGCCGCCCTGTCAGCCTCTGTTTGCAGCTTGACTGCTTGCGCCAGATGCGCACGCAAAGACGTGTTGCCCTCTACAGACATTGCCGCCTTGAACTTTGCGCCGACGCTAGGCTGCAAGTCAGCCAATGTCGTTGCGTAGCCATTGATTACGGCGTTTATCTTGTTTGCAAAGTCTTCCGCAGAGAGTAGCCTATTCTCTGGGTCTTGTCGCAGGAGCGTGATTTCGCTACGCGCTGCGGTGGACATCGTGTTGTAAACAACGTCTAGCGCCGCAGCTCGCGCAATAGTACCTGTCGGCAAATCAAGTTCTGCGCCAGTTTTCTGCGCGTCCTCAATCTGCTGTGCTGTCGGCGCATTTTCGACGCCATACTCAACGGCCTCAAGTTTGGCATACTCAAACGCAAAATCGTTTACCCGGTCGAGTGCGTTTGCAATGGTAGTAGAGGCCGACGCCTGTGCGCGCGCAGTGGCCGCGTAATCAACGCGCGGCACTTGCGCGATGCGGGCGCCTAGTGGTCTGTATCTGGGAAGTCTCTCTGCCATTAGCCCTTGCCAGTTTGTTTCATCATAGCTGCGCCAGAAGCAAGCGTGCCAATCGCCTGCGCGTTAGCCTGTAGTCGTGCCGCCCGGCCCTGCATCAGATATTGCTTGGCCTGTAGCTCTCCACCCTTCAGGGCGAGTATCTGATTATCCTTGATGGTGTACAACTCATTGACCCCGGTAGCCAACGCATAGGTTTGCAATGTGTCCGGGTTACCGGAGAAAGCGTCAATGCCGCCAGCGCCAGACCGCGCCACGATAGTGGCCTGTGTCGACAAGATGTTTTTCATAACGTCGAGGCTTTGCTGGCGGTACTGCAAGGACGCTTGGCGCGCTTCGATGCGCGCCTGCGTCGCCTGCATTGCATAACCTCTGGCGGCTTGCTTGCCAGCCTTGTATTGCATCGATGCGCTAGCAACTGTTAAAGCCGCAACTGCTATATTTGCACTCATATTACTGCCCCGCGCTTACTTTGTAATCGATGCCAAGCAGCGTCATCTTTAGTGGCACTGTCTGACCGATTGTGATTTGTCCATCAAAAGTATAACCCAAAATGCCGTGCAATGTCTTGATGCCCGTGAACTCATCGACATCATCATCCAAGACGCTTGCGCCAAAGTTTCTGAACGCCACCTCTTTGCCATTGATGGTCAGGGCTTGCGTCTCGAACAGCTCGGCGTTTACCTCAAAGATGCGTTTCTTGAACCCCTTGAGGGAGCCACTGGCAAGGCGCGGCTCGACCGGCAGGGTCTTGACCTCTGGACTAAAGTTGAGGCCGACCTGAAAACTTGACGTGGCTGCAATGGCAAACGTAATTGTAAACGGAGAGGCCGGAACTGTCTGGTCTGGCTCTACAATGCCATCCCTGACAATTTTGACGCTTGCTGCTTGTAGATGATCCATAGTCGTCGAAGAAGCTGAGGTGCCTGTTTTAGCACTGTCCAGCAAAACTGTACTATCAAAAAGCTCAGTATAATAAACAGTAGAACCATTGACAGTGCGCTTAACCACAACATAGATATCACTGACATCAACACCGACATTTATAAACTCTCCATCTGTTGTCCACTCGCTTGGCGCGATAACCTGTTGCGAGCGCAAGATTGTGTAGCACGCAATGCTGCCATCCGTGCCGTTTACTATCAACAACCTGTCGCCCTCGTCTGTGCTGGTCGAGCGGCGCACAGCCATCTCTATCGGAGACTTGAGAAGGTGGGACGACAGAAGACTAATCTTGGCAGACGTATATGCTTGCACAGTATCACTGTAGATAAACTCTTGCAGCGCTTTGCCCTGTCGCTGAATAAATAAAGTTGAGCCATCTAGGTTTTGCACGCGGATGCCCGGCTTTATTCCAAAGCTGGTTTGCGCTTTTACAATAAGATTGCTTGGCGTGATAGGGTCATCAAAACCTTGCGGAACATAGAACTCGCCGCCCGACGTAAATATCTGCAAGTGCGTGCCGGAGTACATATCAAGGATCGCGTTAAACTTGCCTGTGTCCATCGTTGCTTCGACCGCCGCGTCGTCCAAAGCCTCGCCCGGATCAAAGTTAAAAAAGTTACCGACGCGCGAACCAAAGATGGTTGATGGCCGGGTTGATGTGCCGCCAAAATACAGGCGACCCTCGTGGAATGTCACAGCTCTTGGATAGCCGCGAGTTGCTGACCAAGTCAGCTCGTAGCCCGTCTCTAGCTCCCAGCTTCCCGGTGTAATGTTTGTGGTGTCAAATAGCGGCACCTCGGCAAAACATTCCAACACGCTATCGCTCACCTTGCGAACAATCCGCAAGCGACCAAATGGCTGGACGTTTATGTACTGATTTTCGTAAGTCGCCGCACTAGACGTAAAAATGTTTCTGGCCGAGCCACTATGGAATGCCTGAAAGCGTATGTTGCCAGACGCTGCGCTGACCTCAATGTGATCATAGGTCACGCCATTAAAAGGAGACGCGCCTGCCTGCGTGCTGATTGAAAAAGCAAAGTACGGGGCAAAGTCAAAGCTGATTGTGCTGAGTGTCCAAGTGCTGTCGGTTGCACCGCGCACAATCTTTGTGGGCGGCAAGCTGCCGTGCACGACAATCAACGTGTCTGCCGACTGTATCCAGTTCATGTCCGGCAGGATAGAAGCAGTGAGGGCAGACACGGTGAGGAAATCATTGCCACTGCCGTTGATATTGGTGACTAGCGCGCCATCCTTGTAGACGTACATTTTGCCAGGCGTGAACACCAGCATATAGCTGTCATCGACGCTAAACTCAAAGGGCACCATACGCACAGCATTCGCCGCACCACTATCGAGCTGGTGTATGAACTTGGTGCCGGGCCGACGCTTGGCACCGCCCTGCGGCTGTATGGTGACGTTTCTTGCAGTGGTGAGGCCGGAGCTGTATTGCTGCAAGTCCGTGCGGGCGCGCAGCTTGGGGTCTAACTCCCCAGCCGTGAAATCGTTCTGAATTTGTATGACCCGGCTCATCCACGAATATCCGAGATGGGAAACTCCTGTATGGCCTGCGCTGGTCTGTCAGCCCCATCGATGTTGATTGCAACGCGCACCAAACCACCGCGCATGTTTTCAGACGGCGCGCCGTAGGCTTGTTGATGGTAGTATTGAGCCTTGGTTATTTGGTCTGTTATAGGCTCCGCAAACTCGGCAGCCAACGCAGTTCGCAGCAGACGCACAAAGTATGGCGGGAACACAGATGGGTCTGGCTTGAACTGGTAATCAATCCAGACCTCTTCTAAATTTGTAAACAGTCCGTCTGAGTAAATCTCAAAGTCACGCACCGGGCGGCCACCGACAGAACTTGTGCTAAACACAGCCTTTGGGTTGCCGAGCATATCTCCGGGGAGCTGATACTTGTATTTCCACTCATTGATCGGGGTGTCGGCAAGTCGTGCCAGTTTCACTTTTTTGATCGACCAAGAGTATTGGTACTGCATGAGCAACGTGTCTTGCACGTCGTCATAGAGGCGGTCTGCGACTTGAGCTTCATCTGTGCCATCAGAAAAACTGGACAGCGGTGTCGCGCCCAGCATGATCAATGCGTCAGAACAGATTGATAGTTTGGTATCGCCAGCAGCCATCTACGCCTCCAAGAAAATGGATGGGGGTGGCGCTAACCACCCCCAGCCGGATTTAATCACTGTCAGTGACAGCACCGATAACGGTGCCATCGGACACGTCGACGACGCCGCTGGCATTCGATACCACAATGTGGTTCGTTACCGTGCGGGTGCCGCCGGTCGAGCCGTGTACAATAATCATGTCGCCCACTGCTAGAGTGTCCGAAATGTCATTGAAGTAGCCCGATGCGTCAACAGCGGTGTGTGCCTCAGTCGTCGTGTAGACATACAGAGCTGGCGTGTTGCCTGCTTTGGATTGTCCACCGAGAGGCGAGAAGTCAGCCAATACAAAAGCCATAATATTTACTCCTACTCGGTTGACGAGACTTTAACGATACCTTCGTCGTCAATGGCAACGGCACCAGCCGAGAACATTGAGGAGACGAGGAACGAAGTCTTCTCTGGGACGTAGTTGATCTCGGAGCGTTGGTTCATGCCAATGCCCAGACCTACTGCGTCGCGGTGGAAAAAGAAGCTAGTCCGAGTTGACGGAAGCGGAAGACCACCCTCGTCGCGGTCGCCGATTGTGATGAATTTGAAACCAAGGAAGGTGTCAATCTCACCAGTCGACAGAGCCTTAACGGTGGCGAAGTCTGAGCTAGTCAATTCGGTTTCGTCCAGCAGAGCTGACAAGCCGTTTGCGTGGATGATAGCGCAGCGGCCTTCTGCCGGTACGTTTTTCGTGTCCAGTGCTTTTTTGGCTGCCAACAGCTTGGCGAGGTTCAGGTTTGTGCCTGATCCACCAACGGTAGTTGCAACAGTCGACGGGCTGGATGCAGCGTTCAGAGCGTCAATGACGAGCTGATCCATACGACGACCAATAGCGTTGCCGACAACCTGAACAAGCTCACGGCGCTCGTCAAAGTTGACTTTCTGCTGTTGGAAAATATCGGAATATTCCGCAGCAATGAAGTCCGACATAGTGGCGGTGACTTGAGAGTAAGTCACGTTCAGCGGAGTTACATCTGCTTGCGGAACGCGAACAGTGGCAGTTCCCTTACCAATTTTAGGGAACTTCACCTGATTGCCTTCGACATTTGTCCGCTCACGAGTTACACCAGCAAGGGCGCGTGCGCCTTGATATGCCTGATGAACCTCTGCATCGAACAACTGAACGAAAGCGTTAGTAATGCCTAGAGCCATTACAGTTCCTTTCAGATTAAGTTTTAATACAAATCGTTTCAGGTATCCGTTGCCGGGCTGATACTTGGATGCTTACGCTGCACCCCGGAGCGGGTCTGTCGGGCCAGAAGGTTGTCCGTCAAGCAGATAATACAGAAAAACGGCGGGGATGTAAACACACCCCCGCCATAGTTTATGAGCCTGTGTACTCGCTGCTGCCGTACACGGTTTGGAAAGCCTTTTCAACTTTTGCGCGGAATGCTGGGTCGCTTTGGTAACGCGGGTCAGCCACCATTGATGTCAGCTCTTCTTTTGACGGCGCACCTTCCGGGACGCCCACATTGATAGGCACGGTCTGGTCGCCATAGTAGCTGCGTATCTTTTGCAAAGCTCGAAGACCCTGCGCGGTGCCACCCATAATCTTGAACTCTTCAAAATCATCCTCGCCCCAGACGCCTTTGCGAACAAGGCCAGACGCCCAGTCCGTCATTGACTTGATGGTGGCGTCAGCATTGGCACCGAGCTTTTGGTATTCTTCCTCGGCAGACACATGCTCTTCCTGCTCAATGTCTCCAGCCATTTCGATAAACTGCCGCCCCAAATCTTCAAAGGCAGCTTGGCTGATGCCATTTTCTTTTGACCAGCCGACAAAGGTTTCAAGCAGCGGGTCTTCGACCTCGACGCTTGCCTCAGTAAAAATTTTGGTGTCGTAGTCATCGGGAGCTTTGTGCTTCCCTTGCGAAAACTTTTTTTGCAGCTCGCCATAAGACTTGGCTAGGTTTTCCAAATCTGGGCCGTCGTCGCCCCAGAATTTTTCTGGATACCACTCTGGACGCTCGAAATCTATTTCCTCGTCTTCGGTGGCAATCGTAAGATCATCAATAGACGGCTCAGTGTCTGCCTGTTGATGGGGGATGGTGGTTTCTTCCTGCTGTTGGTTGTCGTCGCTTTCAACGGTAGCTTCGGCCAACAGCCCTTCAGTTTCACTCATAGTTCTGATGCTCTCTTAATACGGCGCTCAATTTCGCGCACTAGTGAGTTTTGGCCTTCGCGGGCAAAACCGTGCGAAGCGTCTTCGCCCGGATACCACGTCGGCTGTTCAATCGTCAGCGACCGCAAGTGTGTTAAAAGTTCTTGCCCATCGTCGCTGCCGAACACACGCAGATACAATCGGTCGATGTCGTCCTGATTGTCCTGTTGTGTAAGTCGCAGCTCTGGCTGCACTAGATTAAGGCTTTCCCAGCCCTCTGTTGTTTGTGACATTGTTCAAAAACCTTCTGACCCGCCAACTGCGCGGGTGCTGTTGTTTAAGATAAAAATCTGCCCATTGACCCGCCCACGGCGATATGTCTGGCGCACCCCGATTAAAAGTCGTCCCGTCTCCCTCGTGAGTGATTTGGAAAACGAAACGCATCAGCCGCCTCACGCCTCTTCAGTCGGAGGCTCTGCGACTTGCGCGCCCCCCATTGCCATCTCAGCAGCTTGCGCTGCTTGTTCCAAAATTTGTTCGCGCTCTTGCGGCGTGGTTCTCAAATCAGCGGGCACGCCGAGCTTGTCAGCAACATAGTCTGATATGCTGTCCGTCTTTACAGCAATCTGACCCTGCGGGCCAAGGGCAGACGATAGCTGCACCCATTGCATGATTTTCTCGATGTCGCCCATATTCTGTGCCTGCGCAATCGGCGACACTGGCGTCACCTTGACCTCAAGGCCATTGACACGGAGAGGCAGCTCAATCAATCCGCGCTCATCCATAACGTACAAAATGCGCGAGATCATCGGTATCATCGTTTCATTGATTAGGCGCCCAAAAGCAGAGCCTAAGTTTTGCGACAGCTCTTTCATGCGCTCGGCAACCTCGGTCGCTGAACGCGCCGACATATTGTCGGGCGGCAACGTGTCATCGAGCATAATTTTTTTGACGTTCATGCGCAGATCGTTAATCACAATTTGGCTCACATTGAAGTCACCAGAGCGTGGTAACTGGCGCAAGCTCTCACCCTGCGGGCCACCATTGCGCGCAACGGGTATGATTGCACCGGGTGCGATGCGTATGGTTTGCGGGTTCAGCACGCCATCATCGGCGGCAGTGTACACGCCGGCAATAGACAGCGACGCATTCTTGAGCAGCAGCTCAAGTGTTTTGTTTAGCGTCTTGATGTCGGGTATGGCTGTGACCAATGGCCCACGTCCGTATACTTCGCCGGCAACCTTCATGTAGCGAGCCACAATCCAAGGGCTGGACTTCATGCGGCGCATGAGCAACTGGTCTTTGCCTTCCGGCCAGATGACGTGGTAGCAGAAGTCGCCTTCGTTTGGCATGTACAGCGTGGCCTCGATCAACTCTATCTCTTCAGTAGGCTTGTCATCGATCATGCGTTGTAGGCGCGGCGGTATCTCGGCGTCAGGCCAGTGCTGCGGTATGGCTTCGCCCTTCATGCGCATACGGCGATAGATGTTGTCCACCTTGCCATACGCACCCTCTTCGATGGCGACCAGATACTGCGGCACTGCTGTGAAGCGGATTGGTGTCAGGTCGTCGCCGGGCTGTATCAGCATGACAGCCGTGCCCACCGCAAGGTCAAGCAAGAACTCGCCCATAGCTAGGTCAAAGTTTGTCTGGCGCAAAAGCGCAAACATTTTGTCTGCATAAATGTCCAGTGCCATCTGAGCTTCCAGACGACGATCCTCTGGGATGTCAGGGCCGGGTTCAAGGCGGCACCACTGAGCATAGGCAGGAAACAGCCCAGCTTGCAGGCGGTTGGCAAAACGCTGCGTCGCATTGATGGCGGTGCTATCAAACACGCGAGCCATTTTGTTCTGACCCGGCGAGCCACCGCCCTCATAGTAACCGTCATACAGGTTGCGCTGCGGCAAGGCGAACTCGTAGCAGTCCTCGTAAATCTGCCGCCAGTTGTCCTTGCGTCGCTGCGCGACCGCGTGACGCTTCATAATCTCTTCGACGCTATGCACTGGCTTTGTTCCTCTTGCTTATTGCTGCGGCTTTTTGTTTGGCGTCTGCTTTGCTCGACGCGCCCCAAGCGCGGAGAGACAAAAGCAGGCGCGTGGGCTTGCCCTTGCTGTCGCGCTCCGGCCCCGGCATGTTGCCCATCCGAGCCAAGAAAGATGCACGGCGCGGGTTGTCGCCGGACTTGACCGGGCGCTTGAGGTTCATGCCCTGCGCACGAGCAGAGCGGCGTCCTGCTTCGTTCAGACCGCCCTTTGGGTTTTTACCTTCTTTGCGTTGCCAAGCTGGTGTACTAGCCATCTTTCTTCTTGCCCTTCAGAATATCGGCATCAGCCTTGCGTGCCCCGCCCTTGCCGGACACAAAAGATTTTACGCGACCCATCGCCCATTGATGCGCTGACACTTTCGGGCGGCTGCCCGATGAATAGTACGCACCAAGGCCACGCTTGTAGACCTTCATCAGCTTGTCGTTACCAAAACGACTGGCGCCGGGTATCTTGTCAAACTTAGCCACGGGCTCTTTCCTTCGATATCTTGTCCATCATTGCGCCGGTCAAAAGACCACGCTTATACAGTCGCCGGGTGCGCTTGATCTCTGCTCGCTGTTTGTCCGGGTTCTTTGACCCAGCAACATATTTACGCGGCAGGCCGGACTTTTTGTCCTTCGGCACCTTGGCAAACTTACGCATCAGCTAGGCTTTCTTTTTAGCCATTTTATATTTAGGGCTCGTGTTCTCTACACGACCGCCGCTTGCTTTGGCGTAGTTTTTGGCACTCTTCATGCCAGCCTTTGAATACGCAAAGTGACGGGTCTTGCCGTCTTTTCCAATAACTTTTGGCATTATCCTAACTTCCTTTCTAGTCTTTCATTATCCCAGTGTCCTTTGTCGATCTCCGCTTTCGTCGGCGCGGCGAAGTCTTGAGGCAGATAGAAGCGAGCGACGCCCAGTTTGTCGGGCGCGTCTGCGCGCGGAGCGGAGCCTTTCTCCGCGAGGGGCTCGCTCACCGGGCTTCGGGGGCGCTCCCGCTGCAGGCTTTTCAACGGGCTTTTCAACGGACTGCTGCTCTTTCAATTTGTCGCCAATACCGCCAAATTTCATTTTAGTTAATTGCTTTCCAAGCGCTGGCTGCACCATTCTCACTGCTGAACTCATATCGCCGCCTACCCCAGTGTCCTCTTCTGACTTTCATCTGCTACGGGCGCACCAAGGCGACCATAGCTCAACAACTGCCGACGACCAGTGCGTCGGGCGCGGCGACGTGAAGCGCGTTTACGTTCTTCACGAGTGGCAGTTTCTACCTCGCGCTCCCTCTCAACAACTTCGGGGGCTTCGGTTGCCTCTGCTACCTCTGTTTCTGCCTCTTTCGTTTCCGGCTTTGGTGCAGCAGCAACCAGGTCAGCCTCTGTCGGGCCGACAACAGCCTTCTCAACCTTGTCAGGCAGAACTTTCTTTGCGACCTTGCGAACCGTTTTTTTTGCTTTGCTTCCCATTAGTATTCCCCTTTGAATGGTTCGAGGCCAGCCATTGGCGTCTCTCGTTCTTCGGACAAAAGCAATCTCATGCCGCCACGTCGACGAGCGCGTCGCCGCGCGGCAATCTGTTTGCGTGTTTCTTTTTCCTCGGCTTCAATGCGAGCCTCTTGCCGGTCTTGCGCTTCCTTAATCTCTGGATCAGGCGGCGGGGGTGCTGGCATCTTCGGCGTCTTAAATAGGAAGCTCATCAATAATTCCTCGACATCATAAGGTAATCAGTTTGGTCTGGCCCATACTTTCGCATAACACCTTCCTGCGCAAATTTTAACGCATGTGCCCACCGAACCGCAAGCAAATCTTTTGTGTTCACCGTCAACTGAATGCGATGCAATTTCTTTTCGATAGCAACTAGATCAAAATACCGCACTGTGCTGCGCGTCAGGGTCACGGTTAGGTCGACAACCATCTTATCGGTAATCAGCCAGCCCTCGCCAACGCCCGGCCAAATCTCCTGCACGCCAAAGCAGCAAAACGGCTTGCCTTTGAAAAATGCCGTGTAGCAGTGTTTTTCCAGTTCGTAGTTTTGCAGACGCAAATCAAAGTCCGGCAGCTCGATGTAAGCCTCTCGATCAAAGCGGCGCAAGTTCATCGCGCGCGGGTGATACCAGCGAAACGGCATCAGGGTGGCGTGCTTATTTCTAACAATACTGCTAAAGTCCATCAGAACACACTGAACTCAGTGTTAGCGCGCAACTGCTTGAACTGTGCCCGGCCATTAGGATTGCGGGTCAGCATACGATGCTCACCACCGCCCAACATCAGATACCCATACGCATCACCGACGTGCGAATGCTCATTCTTATTCGGCGCATCTTTAAACCTCTCGTGTCCGGCACCCACTGCCACACGCTTGAAGTGATAGCCACCAGACAAAGACTTGCGGGTGCGCACGCAATCACGCGACACAAGCAGGCCGGGCTTGCCATCAATCAACCTGTTCATCGGCATAGCGCCAGCCTCGCGCCGAACCATAAAATCATTTGACGCTGTCGGCTGCGCACGCAAGCCAAGCGTGCGCAAATGCTCAAACGCAGTCACCTCAAAAATCTCGTCACGCTTGGCGCCGGCAGGGTCGCCCCAGATGAACACCTCAGACTTGGGAAACTTCTGCTGTATGTCTGCCATCAAGTGATGCGCAAACCGTTCCAGCCCCATAGAGAACGCCACCAGCTCATGCACAACATGCCAGCGGCCATTGCGCATCTTCTGACCAAACACAGCCGCAGGGGTCAAACCAAAGTCCAAACCAATATGCACGGGCAAGTCAGGCTCGATCTCAACCTCATACGACATCAAACTATCAGAGAACTCGTGCCACACAGGTTTGCCGTCCTGCACATACACATAGTTGGCACCGGCGTAGCACTGTATCCAGTCCAGCGTCTTGCCCGCCAACTGCTGCTCATAATAACCCGGCGGCAAGTTCTGCACGTTCTCAGCCTCGGCATTGTTCAGCCAATACTTGTTCGCCGCATATATCGCATCCTCATGCTCTTTCGTACCCTCAACCACACCGCCTGGCTGTTTATAAAACTTCCAAGGGTACTTGCCACGAATAGGGTTTTTCTCTGCCAGCTCATGCCACCAGTGGTCGCTATCCATCGGGTTGGTCGACATCCAAACACCACGCCACGGGCAACCGCCGTGCTTCTTGGTCGGGTAACGACCGACACGCGATGTCAAACCATCCACCACAGCTTTGGGCAACTCACGCGCCTCATCGACAAACCCGCCGGTCAATTCCAACGACAGCAACTTGCGCACGTCGCGGGGCTGATCCAACGCCAAAAATATAACCTCGACATCCAGACCGGCAGCACCGTCACGCGGCGGCAACTTAATATGATGCGTAATCGGCGGCGACCAACGCATCGGCCCCCAAACATTCTCAGGGAATATCTCTTGCCACGTCTTGATAGTAGTCGTGCGCAACTCAGGGTACGAGTTACGAATAACAGCAAACCGAGAATACCTGACCCCATCGACCGGCGATGGCGGTTGCTTTACGGCGCGCAGCATAACCTCGGCCAAAGACGCATACGTCTTGCCAGAACCAACTGGCCCCATCAAACCACGCACAAAACTCTCGTCGTTCAAAAACTTCCAAACAGTCGGGCTTTGCGAAAAGTCAAGATTAAGACCCGTCAGGGCATCAACGCCCGGCTGCCTCTTGCGACGCGGCGACCTGTCCGTCGCCCTAGTCTTCCTCGACATCCATATTCTCCATAGAAAATATCTCGCAGTCCGGCTCAAACGCTATAGCGATGTCGCTCTCAAACTCCCACAGCGTCGCATTGCACGAGCCGCACGTTATCTCCTGACTATCCTCATAGACCCGGCCCCGCGTGAGCTGACCACAAAAATCACACTCCACAAAGTCACGATAAAAGCGCACATACCTCTTGCCGTTATCCTTGCGAGCCGTCATGTCAATTATCTTCGCCGTCATCGTCCTTCACCTCATAAGTTGTAGCCTTGGGGCCGGTCACGTTAATGCCTATCATACTAGGCCGCTGCTCATCCGAGTTGGGTTCCAACAAGCCGCGATGCTTCGCCAGAAGGCGCAGCGCCGACAACTTGTCGTGCATCTCTACCTCAATCTGGTTCCCGTGCGCATTCGGCGTCACCTTAACCTTTTTAATCGAGCGCCGGGCGCGCTCAGACAAATTGTCCGACGCACACACGCCGACATTGCCCAGCTCGTCCCAACTCAAAACGTCCGTAATCTCACCCGACGCAATCGCCTCCAGCTCCTGCACCACGGCCTCGCGCTTGTCGGCGTCTGGAGACGCCAGAGCTGCGCGCTGCTTACGGGTGGTCATCTTATCTGTCATCCGAACACTCCGACCCCACGGCTGCATAGCCAGCCAAATCAACCCAGCTATCTTCGTGGTCTGGGGATTGTACCAGCCGCGCCATCTTGACGCCAGCCATACATAGCGCCACTTGCGCCGCCGTGACCTCGTGGCCGAAGATCACTGTCCAAATGACAGCAATGCGCTCGTGGTTCTCGTAAATCGTTCCATAATCCTTGCCGCGCTTTTTAATGGCCTGTGTTGCGGCGGCCAGTGTGATATCAGCTTTCATCGGTTTCTCCAAAAATTTTGTGTGGAACCCCCATACGCATAGCGCAGGGGGCGGGGGGCAAGGGGTCGCCCTCGCAAAAAAGTGTACGCGGCTGCGCGTGTACAAAAGCAAACGTCGGTCTGTTCGTTGTACATCACAGCACCTCCGCGATGTCGGCGAAGCTGGGCACCCCCTGCCTTGCCTGAAGCCTAGCGCGACACACGGTCAGCGTGGCCTGCATCACTTGCTCGACTGTCACGCTCTCGTCTACCCGGCGCGCGTGGTTGACCACGTTGTCGACGAGCAGCACTTGGCCGGTCGCCTGCTGCACGGCACGCACGAACCCGTGGGCGAGGGCTTCAGCGTGCGTGTGCATACACGGTTCTGCATCCCCCAGACCCCCTTCACTTTCAGGCACATCGTCTTGGTCACTGACGAGCTGCAACGGCTTGGCGATGTGTACCTCTTCAAGACTGGGCAACGCCACATCCACTTCCCACAACACCTGATACCTGTTCGTCTTCCAGCCGGTCTTGGTCTTCTGGTAGTCCTTCGCCTCAAGCTGCCTCACATACTTCAGCTTCTTCAGCTTGCGCATTGACCTGTCGATGGACGTGCGTGACTTGAGGTCGGTCAGCTCCATCAGCGTTGCCATCGAGGGCCAGCACACACCGGCACGATTGGTGAACGCACACAGTGCCATCAGCACCCGCAAGTCAGTCTCTTTCAGCTCGCGGTCAGCAGCGGCCCGGAACGGACACACGCTGTACGGTCGCTTAAATTCAGAAAGGGAGTTCGTCATCTTTTAGCTCCTTTGTGTTGCGCTC